ACTCTTAAACGTGTAAAATCCTACATAAACATGATTTTTGAGCAGGCTATGGAAATGGATATAATAAGCAAAGATTACAGCAAATTTATTAAGCTCCCTAAGCATAAGGTTAAAATAGTTAGGAAGATATTTACTGAAGAAGAAATATCGCTGCTTTGGGATAATGTTAAGGAGCTAAGATATGCAGATGTCATACTTATATTAATTTATACCGGGATGAGGGTAAATGAACTTCTGAAGCTTCCAAAGTCAAATGTAGACCTGACAAAAAATATAATTGTTGGAGGAAGCAAGACCGAAGCAGGAAAAAACCGTATAATTCCGATACACCCAAAAATACTTCCACTTGTAATTAAACGG